TCCAAAACAACTTATTGGTAGTCCTCTATCTGTACCTGTATTTGATAGTACAGGTGATGCTAAATTTAGCCAACCTTTCCAAATGTAATCAAAGAATTTTGATGCAAGTTGTGGTTTTTCTAATCTACGAGCTACTGCCGTTGATACTCTCCAATATGCATCTTTTGGTTTTTCTCCAGGTAGTAAATAACCATTTGATATAGTTTTTACATATATTTCTGTATTTGCCCAAACAGGAAAATCCGTACCTATTTCCCACTCTAAATGTTCTGCGTGATTCTTCATAACTTGTTTTCTTAAAATATGTCGTCCCAATCTTCACCTTCATTTGCCTTACTATAATCAGTAGGCCTCAAAGCGAAGAAGTCCGTATGTGTTTGTCCACCTGTTAAGTGGTAGAACCAATCTAAATTAGATGCTTTTTCCTCATCAAAGTCAAAGATACCATTATATCCCAATTCTTTTAATTTAGAGTTTGTTCTTGATTTTATAAATTCTTTTAAATTGTCTGATTTTAGATTTTCCAAATCACCCATCTCAAACATTTTATCAATGTACTTAATTTCAAGGTCAACAATTAATCTTGCTGCCTCTTCAATTGATTCTTTACATTCGTCTAATAATTCTGGATATTCATCACACATATGTCTGAATAACTGACATCCCATCTTGGAATGTAAAGATTCATCTCTTACAGACCATTTCATTTGCTGACCGATACCTTTTAACTTGTTTCTCATTTGAAATGAGTAAAGTACTGCGAATGAAGAATATAACGCCACACCCTCTGTAAATGCTGAGAATATAGCGAGTGATTTTCCTACTTCTTTTCTTGCGTCTGAATTAGATTTTAAATCTTCATGAGTGTATCTGTTTGTTATACTTGCAAGGTTCTCAAATCTCTCTGCCGTTGCAGGTTCATGTAAAAATGCCTCAAAGTCTTCTAAACCTAATGATTCGTTTAGATATGAATATGCCGTTGCGTGTATTGTTTCTTGTGAACCAAACATCATTGCCATCTGTTTTATCTCATGCTTTGGAAACCAATCGGTAACCATATTAGTCCAATAATCAGATACCGCACATTCAGTTTGTGCAAACCCAAGTAATATATTACCGACTAAGTTTTTTTCTTCAGGTGTTAAATGTTCGTTCCAATCTTTGATATCCCCTTGCATTGGAATTTCAGTATGTAACCAAAATGCCTGTGCCTGTTTCAACCACCCTTCTGTATAATATTCAGGGTATTCAAAAGGTTTAAATGGGATACGATTGTCAAATAATGCCATAGTAATTTTTATAGATTTATATTATACATTTATGTTATTGTCGGTTTTAATATATATGATTAAAAATCGATATCACCCGACATTTCTTTATATTTTTGCGCTAATTCCTTTCTTACTAAACTCTCCCCTTGTTTCATCTGGGTAGTAGTTTTTCTACCATCAATGGAATCATCGTTGTAAATATGAATTTGGCCTGTTGAGAAGTTTGCTTTAGATGGGAATGTCATTCCATCTGGCCCAAACCTATTTTTAATAACATGCCATCTACCCGTTCCTGCAAGTTTGTCTTCTATTTTACGAGATAATGATACTACAAAGTCTGCGGTCATCATTTTAGAGAATGAACCTGCGATTTTTGTACCTGTAATAATATCATCTTCTGCACCACTTCGATTAATCTGTGATGCCGTATAAACGGGAACTTCATATTCACCTGCCATACCACGAAGGTCTTCAATAATTTCTTCTAACTCTTCGTGTCGTTTTTCTTTCTGAGGACCTCTAAGTAAGTCTGCGTAATCAACAATAACTACATCAGGTTTCTTACCTTGTAAAATCATCTTGTCCATATGGGCTTTTAATGATGTTACACCTGCGGTTTTGGTTGGATAATGTTTTACAACTAAGTCACCCTTTACATTTTGGACTGCCTTCTCGACATCTTCCATATTAAATTTCAAGTTTCCTACTGCTACTCCACTTAGTACGGCATCATATCTCTGACCAACATAACCTTCATTTAATTCAAGAGTATAGTGTGCTACTATCTTCCCTTGTTTCATTGCGTTAACCCCAATGTTTACCAACGACCAAGATTTACCAATACCAGGAGGTGCTGCGAATAAAACTAACTCACCCTTACCAAAACCACCTTGTGTAATTTCATCAATAACTTGCCAACCTGTTGAGACTACATTCCTAACTGTATCTTCATATCTTTCGGTAATCATAGATTTGTACTCATGACCAATATCAGAATCTTGACCTGCTTTCATAGCAGTATCAATGTTTTTCTTTATCATATCATATTTCCCACTTTCTAATAATGGTACTGAATCTAAGATTGCGTTTTTGATAGATTGATTTTTACAGAAGTCAAGAACTTGCTCTTTTACAAATTCCAAATCATCACTTTCTAAATGATTCCATGCAAATTTTAATGTATCAACTACCGAAGTTTTTAATACATCTCTTTCTATGGTGTTTATTTTGACTTTGAGAACATCTAAGGTTGGCATCTTCTCAAATTCATGCATATACTTTAGGATATTTTTTACTAACCACTCTGCTGATTCAGCATCAAAGTACTCTGGCTTTATAATATCATATATCTGTCGTGTAAACGACCTATCTGATAATATAGAAGATATAACTTTATTCTGAAATGAGGTACTGAACTTACTTCCTAATTTTTCCATAGACTACAATATACGAAATTATTTTTTAATATCAAAGTGATTCTTAAGATAATTGTCTAATGATGTAAATGAATTTCTTAACCACGAATCTACATTTGCAAATGCGGTGTATAATTTGTCATACATAAACATCTTTTTGAACTCTACTATGTTTAGTTGAGGTTGATGTACATCCATCATTTCTCTAACATTAGATGTAATTGATGAAGATATCTCAGGGTCAGATAATTGCATTAACCCATAATTCATATTTATTGTATCTAAATTGTCCATAAGTTTTTTTGACAACTTCTCATCACACTCTTTAGAACATTTCTCTATGAATGTGTCTAAAGAAAGGTGATTTTCCGTTAAAAACTTCATTTTAGATTCAATTGTCTTAATACCAACACCATTTACACCTTTTATGTTATCTGATTTGTCACCCATTAAAACTCTGTAAAATATAAGATTTTGTGCACTTACTCCGAAGTCTTCTTTAACCTCTGTTTCAGTATACATTTTCTTTTTAGTGGGTGTATACACTTGGATTCGGTGATTTACTAATTGTAAAAAGTCCTTATCAGATGAAAGAATAGTTACCTGCTTTTCAAAGTAGTGATTTGCAAGATATGCTATAATATCGTCTGCTTCTACATAATCTATATAAGTCATTGTTATCGGTAATATCTGTAAGTACTCAATTAATCTCTTAAATTGATTCCTCATAGATACTCGTTGGTCTTCTAAGTCCTCATATCCTGCAAGTCTATTTAACTTAGTTAACCCCGTTCTACCTTCCTTATATCCCTTATATACGGACTTTCTTCTGTTTGAACCACCTTTTCCATCAAAGACTATAATAACACGAGTTGGTTTTAATCTTCTAATCGTTGCAGCGGTGGACAAGAGAAACCCTGTCACACCACCACAATGTTCACCATCATCATTTAAAGCAGGTACTGCTCCAAATACTCTAATGAATTGATTAAGACCATCAATGATAAGAACTCTATCATTGAGTGATTCATTTTTAGTTGTATTATATTCTTTGTTTACTTCCTCAAGAAGTTCTGCGTATTTACTATTCATCAAAATCTGTTACTTCAACATTATCAATATTTGCCTCTTCACTTGATTTCTTGTATGCCATAATATATGAATTACAGATTTCTTCGTAAAGAGATTCTTTTAGCTCAGGTCTCTCTTCGAGAATGTCTTCAAAATTCTTTGCTTGGAATTTTAGTTCCTCACCTGTCGTTTTGTCAACATAAGTGTACCATGCACCACTTTGAGTTACCAACTTATATGTTTTCATCATTTGTAACCATGAACCATAATTGTCGATACCACTATCAAAGTAGATATCATAGTCAACTGAACGAAGAGGTGGCCCCATTCTATTCTTGATAACTTGAGCACGAGTTTTGATACCAACTACTTGGTCAACCCCACCTATTTTAGATTTAAGTTGTCCCATAGATTTTAGTCTTAGTCTACAAGATGAGTGGAATGCGATTGCTTTACCACCACTTGTAGTCCAAGGGTCACCGAATGAAACACCTAATCTTGTTCTTAACTGATTTGTGAATATTAATGAGATTCGTTCTCTACCAATAAGATTAGTAACTTTTCTCATAGCTTTAGAGATAATAATAGCTTTCTGAGTTGCATAACCTGCTTGGTCATAATCTGCTGATAACTCAACCTTAGTTGATGCACCAGCAACAGAGTCTACTACTATTGTTACTAACTTCTTCTTATCAGAACCTCTTACAGATTCTATAATAGAGTCGATTGCTTCAAATATATCTTCTACGGATTCAAGAGGAACATATAACATCTTTTCGATATCAATTCCAATAGCCGCCAAAAACTCAGTATTACAAGCATTCTCAGTATCTATGTAAACACCAAGACCACC